ATCAGGCTCGCTTGGGAAAGGCTTGGACTGGTGTAAACGAGGCCAAGGAACAGAACAAGCAGGACGCTGCTCTTTTGCAGAAGCAAGTGCAGGAGTTGGAAATCCAACGCCAGCAGTTGGCTGCACGAAACGGGTATCGTGATGATAAAGGGTTTACTGCCGAGGATTATGAGGATGCGGCTGTTAGGCTTGACAATGAGGGAGACACTGGATTGGCAGAGGACGCCCGCTCTAAAGCTGGAGAGCTTAAAGAGGCGAGCGAACAAGCCAAGATCAACTCCTTCAAGGCCGAGCGCGATCAGGCTTGGGAAGTGAAGCGTCAAGAATTGATGACGAACAACCCGGACTTGAGAGACAACAGCAAACCCATAACCCAGAAGGCGATGTCTCTGCTACAGCAATTTCCGTCACTGACTTCCGGCCCTGATGGGTTGGACTTGTCAGTACAGATGGCAAAGCTGTCCTTGGAGTCGGGCAACACTGAGGATGCTGCTTCCAAGTTTGATGAGTTACAGAAAAAATACAATAAACTGGAAAAGAAAACGTCGGTACAAGGCGGATTCACAGCGGAGAAACTGGATGGAGCAAGAAGTTTTGAGGATATGGACATGGAGTCACAGGAGAAATACCTTATTGACGCCGCCATGCACCTTGACAACGATATGTTTTAATCCAGCTTCATTAGCTGCGGTCAGGCTGGGTACTGATGGAAGGAATAATTAGTTATGGCAACAAATACCACTACTACATTATCTGGCCAGTATCAAAATTATTTCAGTAAGAAATTACTGACCTACGCTGTACAAGCACTGGTACTGGATCAGTTCGGCTCTAAGACTCCGCTTCCACCGAAGTCGGGTCATAAAGCCATCTCTATGTTTCGTTGGGATACTCCCAAGGCGACAGACATTAACACACTCACTGAAGGTGATACTTCATCTGTGGGGGAAAGGTCGATTTCGTTGACCAAGATCAGCAAGACGCTGATTCAACGAGGCCAGATCGTCAAGTTAACGGATGTTCTAAATGCAACGGATTTATTTAATTCGCTGCAACAGAGCGTCAAGATTAACGGACAGGATGCCGCAATCGACATGGACAACATCACGCGCAACATATTGGTTGGTTCCAATGTGGGCGATAACGTGAACTCAGGTGCGACTGCGATGGAAGGTACTTATTCTACCGACCCCGCGACCAACCTTGACAACGGCGACTCTCTTATTGAGATGTACGCTACTGGGACGAAGCAATCGGCCAGCGGAGGCGAATACTCGACCTTCGAGCAGACTACCAGCGGTAATACGCTTACTGCTGCGGCTGTTCTGAATGCTGTTACCCAGCTAAAGGTTAACCGCGCACAACCAACCAAGGGCGGAAACTACGCCTGTGTTGCAAGTCCTCAAGTCTTGAGTGACATCATGCAGGTAAGCACTTGGCTCAATGCGGCTCAATACAGCAATGTAGAAGAGCTGTACAAGGGCGAGGTGGGACGTTTGTACGGGGCAAAATTCGTGACTACCACGAATCCGTTCATTACGGCTGATGCACTTGGAACCGATGCTGACCGCTTCATCTATGATGCTGCGGCTGGTGGCGGAACTGGAAATGCTGCGGATGTTCATGTTTCCCTGTTCTTGGGAGACGGAGCGTTTGGCGTACCGGAACTGAGTAGTCAGTCCCCGTTCAGTCCGAAAATCGTAATCACGGATTCAGCAGATAAGAGCGATCCTCTTAATCTTCTGATTACTGCTGGTTTCAAGGTTTTCTATACTGCGCTGAGGCAGAATACGAACTACTACGTTATCATGCGAAGCAAGACCGCTTCGGCTGCGTAGAGAAAATCAAGTTATGAAACCTAAAGGTGGATTAACCCTTATTATATCCGTGGGAGGGGGGAAACCCCCTCACCACGGTGATTCAGACAAACAAGACAAAGGTTGCGAAATGATTAGATTACCACTGGACGCATTAGTGTCCGAGCTTGAGGACGGGACAGAAGCAGCCCCGGAGGTTGGGGACGTTGTAGTTCTTGAAACGGTTGAAGGTGAAGTCGTCGGGATTAACGAGGACGGGACAGCGCACGTTGAACTTACAACCGCTGGCGGACAGCCTATTGAGTATGTTGAAGCGGAAGCTGAGGTGGACGAGGCTGATGTTGAAGCGGGCGAGATGGCTGGCATGGAGGAGGAACTCATGGCAGCAGCGGCGGCTCAGGACGAGGAGATGGGGCTGTAATGCCTCTCTACACGTTCGAGAACAACGAGGGCGACACCATCGAGCGGCTTGTGCCAGTAGGGCGCGAGACTGTCACTGTTGGAGGCGTGGTGTACCTCAAGAGCAGCACTCCGCAGGGCTTTGCCATGATGGGTGTTGCGGTTGGTTTGCCTCCGCAGAAGGATCAGGTTAAGGCCGGATACCACAAGCTGGAATGTGACGAGGGGTCTAGGTTTTTGGAGAAGTCAACTTTCTCCACCAAACAAATCAAAAAAGCATGGGGGTTTTAGATGGCTACATTAACGGGAAGATCAATTTCCGGTTCATATACTGAACTGCTAAAGACAACAAGCGCGAGTGGGATAACATCGTCGCTGGACACTGTACAGGACGGTGACGGCACAGATTCTGTTCTCCAGTTAAGCACGACTGGAGTTAAGTCTACTGGCACACTTGAGGTGGCGGGCATAACCACGGCCACAGGTGGCGTGGTGGGCGACCTCACGGGTGATGTTGCTGGCGATCTTACTGGCAATGTCACCGGAGATTTAACTGGAAACGTCACGGCTACGTCCGTTCTTGCTGACGGGGTTGTAGGCACAACTCAATCTGCTTCCAACAACTCCACGAAGGTTGCAACTACTGCCTACGTGGACGCGCAGGTTGGAACTTCTGATACGTTATCCGAGGTACTGGCTAATGGAGGAACGGCGACAAGCTCGGCTCTTGCGGGGGTCATGTCTGATGAGACGGGGAGTGGATCACTGGTGTTTGCCACCAGCCCAACGCTGGTAACTCCAGCCCTCGGAACTCCGGCAAGCGGTGTGGCAACAAACCTGACTGGAACAGCAGCAAGCCTGACAGCGGGAAACGTCACCACCAATGCAAATTTAACAGGCGATGTGACTTCAAGCGGGAACGCAACAACCTATAATAATGTAATACCTGTTGCGAAGGGCGGTACGACATTAACCGGGTTTACGGCAGGTGACGTTCTTTATGCTGATACTACAACCACATTAGCAAAACTTGCAAAAGGCTCTGACACAGAGGTTCTGACTCTTGCGTCTGGTGTTCCTTCATGGGCAGCACCTACTACGGGCGATATAACCGGAGTCACAGCCGGGACGAACCTGAGCGGGGGTGGGACATCGGGAACTGTAACGCTTAACCTTGATAACCCTGTGGTGGCTGATGTTACTGGTGATGTCACGGGCGACCTTACCGGAAATGCTGACACCGTTACTACTAATGCGAATTTAACGGGCGACGTAACGAGCGTGGGCAACGCCACCACATTGGGAACGGTTGCAGTGGCGAAGGGCGGAACGAACCTGACGAGTTATGCGACTGGGGATGTGTTGTATGCTACTGGCTCAACCACTCTGGCTAAACTTGCAAAACCGGGAACACCTGCGGGTGAGGTCTTGACCTTTGCAACATCAGCCTCGGCTCCCTCATGGGTGGCTCCCACCACTGGCGACATCACGGGTGTCACGGCTGGGACGAATCTTAACGGAGGAGGGGCTTCGGGAGATGTAACACTTAACCTAGATGCAACGATTACTGGGTTAACCAGTGTTACCTCCACGGACTTTGTTGGAGCCTTGACCGGAAACGCCAGCGGTTCGTCAGGTAGCTGCACAGGCAATGCGGCTACGGCTACAGCACTTGAGACAGCCAGAACCATTGGCGGAACGTCCTTTAATGGAACGGCAAATATAGTTCCCGGCACAATCACGGTTGCCGACACATCGGACACAACCTGTTCAGTCGGATTGTTTGAGTCTGCCACAGGCGATCTTGCCCCGAAGTCAAACACTTACCTTACCTTTGATGCTGGAGATGGAACCCTGTCTGCCTACAACCTTTTAGTGGGCAATACGCTTACAGGCACTCTTACGGGTAATGCCGACACTGTTACCACCAACGCCAACCTTACTGGTGGTGTAACGAGTGTTGGTAACGCTGCTACAGTTGTAACTAATGCAAATCTTACAGGTGGAGTGACAAGTGTAGGTAATTCAGCAACTGTTGTAACAAATGCGAACCTAACAGGAGATGTTACAAGTTCGGGCAATGCGACTACGATTGCGACTGACGCGGTTGACATTGCGATGCTTTCAGCGACAGGCACAGCGAGTTCCACAACATTTTTGAGGGGCGACAATGCGTGGACTGCTATTAGCGGCGGTGGAGATGTCTCCAAAGTAGGCACACCCGTTGATAATCAAGTGGGAGTCTGGACAGGTGACGGCACGATTGAAGGAACCAGCAGCCTCGTTTTTGATTCAACGGGCCTCGGCATCGGGGGGACGCCAACAGCAGGCAAGCTGCATGTGTTCGGTTCTTCAGTGTTTGATGCTGGG